TTAATCAAATATGCTCATAGCTTGATGTTTTTTATCAGTATATAAATGAGAGTACGTTTGAATTGTTTCTGTAATGTTAGAGTGCCTCATTAATTCCATTAATAAATACATATCTACACCATTATTAATTAAATAGCTAGCGTACGAGTGTCTTAAATGGTGTATTTTTAGATTCGGGAATATAGATTTAAAATGATACGAATAAGTAATGTATCTAATAGGTTCTAAACCCCCGAATATAAAATAGTTTTCGTCAAAATATTTATATCTTTTAGAAGATTCATTATACATGTTTTTAAGCATCTCTCTAATTAATTTTGGTACAGGTATTATCCCTTTAGAATTTTCTTTTTTTAGATTGTATTCAATTTCTCTATTACTTAAATTGATTTTCTTATTTATGTCAATTTCGCCTTTTATTTTATCGTAATCTTTCCACTGCAAAGCTAAAGCTTCGCCTATTCTAAGACCAGAATAAAATAACAGTTTAGTTAGCTGACGAGAAGTATCGTTTGTGATTTGTTCTACTTTTTCATCAAATTCTTCACGAGTGATAAATTTAGCTTGTGGTTTTGTTCTGGGAATAGGAGTTACCGATAATGTGGGGTCGTATAAGAGCTTGTAATGCTTTTTGGCGTAATTGATAACTGCTTTAAAACCTGCCCACACAGATCGTGCATAGCCAACAGAAAGACCTGCATCGTTTAACAAATAATTCCTGAAAGCAGTACATTGCGTAGTAGTGATTTTGCCAATAGGGATATTTCCGAACCTTTCTTTTATGTGAGTATTATATTCTGTAGTTCGCTTTTCTATTGAGCGTGCAGAAAGATTTTCATTTTTTAAACGATTAAAAAATATATATTCAAAGGGTTGATTGTCCGAGTATCCATATTTAACATTTTGTATAAATTCGCTTTCAGCTAGTTTGGCATCTTTCTTACGTTCAAACCCACGCTTCATTTTTCGTTTGTTATTACCGTATACATCTTTATATCTAATGGAAAAATACCATTTACCTGTATTATCATCCTTATATACTGGCATTTTGCTTTCCCCTCCTCAAAATTGGCAAAAAATAATAAGGGTAGGCGGGCTACCCGTGATTTTAGTACTAGGTACTAAATGTGATATAATAAAATAAAAAGTAGGTGATGAAATGTGTGTAAAATTTACTGACGCAGAAATAGCTTATATAAAAGAATCAGTTGAAAATTATAGTAGTGAATTTGATATTTATGACGATGAACAAGAACTTAAATTAAAAATTTATGAACAAATTATGTTAAAAATCAAATCTGAATACAAGGATACCTATTTATTCCGTCTTATTAATTGATTTGGTATATTCTCTTAATATTTTTTCGTTTTCATCAACAATGTCTTTTAGTGTGTTTAAAAGAAAGTCACAATCACCTTTGGCTACTGCACCAGCTTGTGAATGGTTGATTATGTTTCTCATACTATACGCAATTTCTACCCGTTTTTTGGTTCTATAATTTACTTTACCTTCTTTAGTTAATTCTCCTAATAATTTTGTGTACATAGTTGAATCGGTGTCTTTATGTTTGATTTTATTAACTTTTTTTAATTTGATTAAAAACGTTTCTATAGCAACAGCAAAGGTTGCTGCAGCTGGCAAATACAATTCCCTTTTATAAGCTTGTAATCCTTGTTCTATTTGATAAGAAAAAGTTATATCATCAACAATCTCTTTCATACTATTTAAATCTAAGTGGTTGAACGGTTGTATTTCATCATGTGCTTTGTTTATCAATCTTTCTTTCGACTTCGATATCAATGTATTGTAATGATCGTTAGCTAATCTTTTGCCATAATTAAAAAATAAATCTAAATTGTTTTGTAATATTACGGTCCCGATATATTTTCCGTAGTAAATAGATGTGTAATAAATGTAATTATTAAAATCTAATAATCCGGATTGTTCTTCTACATACTTTTTAGAATCATATATGTATGAAGTAAAGTGTTTAGACAAATATTTGATATCAATATTACGAAAATTATATATTTCTTTTAATTTACTGTCATTTGAGATAACGACGATGCAAGGTTCTTCAAAAAAAGATTGATTTAGATAAAATATCGAAATCTTGTAATCGTCTTTTCTCATGAATGGGAAAGCTTCTGGATTGCTACTAAACTGATAATTGTATCTGTTTTCAACTACATATTTGTAGCCTTCTAAAAATTTACGCAAGTATTCTTTTAAAGTTTTATTCTCTTCTATCCCTCATCCTCCTCACGCCACATAGGCGCTGTTAATCAATATGATGCAATTTAAAAACTCTCAACGGCTCAAATGTAATTGAGAATTCGCCGTAGTGAGTACCAATACCATATATCTTTTTATATTGTTCTATTGCTTCTAATATGTATTCTTCGCTTAATTGTAGATACTCAGACAACTCATACAAGTTACGTACACCATAATTGTAAGCTTCCACAATTTCGCGTAACGGGACTGCTGAGATAAAGCCGTGTCGCCTTGCGTAATTTTCGAACTTGCGATTGTTGAAATTTGATTGATCTAAAATGTTGCCATACGTCAACTTATGGTGGGCAAGTTCCTCATATAATACTTCAGCCTTGCGTGTTTCTGACAATTTATTGTCTATAAGCACAATTCCATCTGAATAAAAACCTGCATATCCCTCTGGAAGCTCTACAAAATCTTTTACTTCTATGTGGTCATTTTCAATTAATATTTTTTCATATCTCGACATCAAAACCTTACCCCTTGCTGTTTAATCTTTCTTTTTAAATCTGTCAATTAATCCCATAATATAGTCTACATCTTCTTGTTTTAATTCCCCCTCAAGATGAGCTGCCATAGTTTGATGTTTGTCAGGTTCCATAGCTTTCAGTCCGCTTAATTCATCTAAAGATACATTAAAATAATTTGCTAAAGCACTTGCGTGTTCCATAGAAGGGCTAGTTAGACCTTTTTCCCATCTGTCGATTGATGCTTTTGAAAATTTAACTTCGTATTTTTCATTTAGTCTGGTTGCTAATTCTTGTAAAGACAAGTTTCGAGACTTTCGTAAAGTATTTAAGTTACTAGGGAAATTTGACATTTATTTTACTCCTTAATTTGTATTTTACAAACTTATTATATAAGTTTGTTCTCATTTTTGCAACACATTTCACAAATTTATTTCTCAAAAATGAAATTTATTTGTTGACACCTAAACTAACAGCTTGTATAGTGGTTAGTGTAATCTCATAAATGAGACGAAAGGAGGATGGAAAAGTGAATAAAGTTAGATATCAGAATTTGAGGAACTTCATTGATGAGAGCGAATATACACACAAACAAGTTGCAGATATGATTGGTATGAACCCTGCTAGATTCAGTCAAAAGATAAATAAAAATAAAAGCAACTTTACTATTGATGAAGCTAGTGCAATATGTACTGTTTTAAAAATAAGTATGGATGATTATTTTTTTAATCAAAACGTCTCAAAAATGAAACGTATAAAAGAAAAACAAACAACATAAAGGAGGACACTATGGAACAAATCACATTAACTAAAGAAGAGTTGAAAGAAATTATAGCGAAAGAAGTTAGAGAGGCTATAAACGGCAAGAAACCAATCAGTTCAGGTTCAATTTTCAACAAAGTAAGAATCAGCCATAACGATTTTGATGAAATTAATAAAAAGTTTGCTTATACAGAACGTTTAAGAGGTGCTGACAATCTCGGCTTAGGACATCCATTATCTTTGAAGAAATATCAACACGGAATAGGATGTTATGAAAATTACAAAGCATACGCTAGTGAAATTCACGACCACATTAGAAAACTTACATTATCAGCTTTTGGTGTAACGCTTAATTCTGATTTGAAAGAGAGTGAATACGATGAAGCTAGCAGAATGTATAACATGTTAAAGAACTTCTATTTATATCGTTACCAAAAACGAATTGAAAACTTGTCAATTGAAGATTTCGAATAAAGAAAAAGTCACATCTTAATAGGAGGAAAACAAATGCAAGATTTAAAAAAGATTCATGAAATAGCAGTAAAAATCATCGAACTAGCAGAAAAAGAAAAATGGAGCGAAGAGGAATTACTAACGACAATAGACCTCTTACATCTCCAAAATAAAAACTATTTACCAGAGTTACCTAGTTTAGATACTACGTTATAGAAATGTTGATACATTTTTTCTGTGTTTTCAGCAGTGGTATGCGAATGATGTGTATTATTACTACTCGCTCGCACATTTAAATGTTCTAAGTAACTTTTAGTTAATTCTAAAGCTATTTCTTTATCAGACATACTTATCACCTCCTTAGGTTGATAACAACATTATACACGAAAGGAGCATAAATATTATGCAAGCATTACAAACATTTTGTTTCCAATAAAAAAACACATGCTTTGTCGTGGAAAGCATGTGCTACGGAAATTTTGTTTGATTCTAGTCGCCACGACTAACAGCTCAAGTTTTGCTGGTATCGTCCCCAGCCCTGTAATGAGCTTAGGTGTTCAATCAAAGTCTAGCGTCCTATAAGTTACTACCTTACAGTACGCATACCTTTTTAACGCCTCAGTTGGCGATGGAGCACAACAAACGATGCTCTGAATTTAGATTTACTTATCTATAGAACCACAGGGTGATTTAAAACCTCGCATAAGCAAGGAAATCACCTCCCAATGTAGTGGGGTTGGATTAATTATATAACGAAATATCGTTATGGACAATAAGGAGTGGTAAGATGCTGAACTTAAAAGAATTGAGAGAAGAAAAGGGGATAACACGCTATCAACTAGCGAAGCTAACGGAATTACAAAACTCGACAATTCGATCTATCGAAACAGAGGTTAAAAACCCCGGTTTCCTCACAGTAAAAAAAATATGCGATGCACTACAAATTGATATCGCTAATGTAAAGGAGAAATAAAATGCAAGCATTACAAACAAAATCGAACATCGGAGAAATGTTCAACATACAAGAAAAAGAAAATGGAGAAATCGCAATAAGTGGTCGAGAACTTCATCAAGCATTAGAAGTTAAGACTGAATATAAGAAGTGGTTTAACAGAATGTCTGAGTATGGTTTTGAAGAAAATATCGATTTTACAAGGGTGACCCAAAAATGTCTTACCCAAGGTGGTTATCAAAATATGACTGACCACGCTCTAACACTAGACACTGCAAAAGAGATTGCAATGATTCAACGTAGTGAACCTGGTAAACGTGCAAGACAATATTTCATCCAAGTTGAGAAAGCATGGAACAGTCCAGAAATGATTATGCAACGTGCATTAAAAATTGCTAACAACACAATCAATCAATTAGAGACAAAGATTGAACGTGATAAACCAAAAATTGTATTTGCAGATGCAGTAGCTACTACTAAGACATCAATTTTAGTTGGAGAGTTAGCAAAGATCATTAAACAAAACGGTATAAACATCGGGCAACGCAGATTGTTTGAGTGGTTACGTCAAAACGGATTCCTTATTAAACGCAAGGGTGTGGATTATAACATGCCTACACAGTATTCAATGGAACGTGAGTTATTCGAAATTAAAGAAACATCAATCACACATTCGGACGGTCACACATCAATTAGTAAGACGCCAAAAGTAACAGGTAAAGGACAACAATACTTTGTTAACAAGTTTTTAGGAGAAAAACAAACATCTTAAAAGGAGGAACTACAAATGTTACAAAAATTTAGAATCGCTAAAGAAAAAAGTAAATTAAAACTCAATTTACTAAAACATGCAAACAGTAATTTAGAAACAAGAAACAACCCTGAACTGTTGCGAGCAGTTGCAGAGTTGCTTAAAGAGATTAATCGATAAATCCGACAACTAATCATCATTTGAATTTGAAAAACTGGTTAATAGATAGCAAAAATACGCTATAAAAAGTACCGAAATATAAAAAGGAGTATTTATTGGTTCGTTATTAATAAACTTTAATAAAAAGTCCCAAATAGCATTACCGCTTACACCTACAGAACTAGCATTAATAAAACCTAAACTGGAGTGATTAATATGCATTATGTCGACAATTTTTTTACCGCTGTAATTATTGCTTTCATGTTGTTTTCGCTCTACTGGATGGGCAGGATTGATGGATTTAATAAAAGTAGAACTATTAGCTACATCGACATTCAAATTTCTAAGAGCATAAGACATTTTCAAAATATCGTTTTTAGGAATGCTCGTAGATTTTATAAAACTATTAAGAACCTCATTAGAAAATAAATTAGATTTGAACATTGGATGATTCTTAGTTACTTGATGCATATAGGAAGCCCAATTAGATAATTTCGATTGGTTAATTCTAATGCTATTCATAACATTATTAACCGTCGATTGAATTTCCAGAGCGTTCATAACATACGAATTATTCATAGTATTTGCGGCTTTAGCGTAAGCTTCGACAGGCAATTTAGACAAGATAGCTTGATTTTTCTTTATTAAATCTAACTGTCGTTGAGTGAGATTTATATTATTCATAATTATCACCTCCTTTCACTAGGAGATAACTAAATTATACACAACACAAAAATAAAAAGGAGAAAAAGATATGATAAAAAATAGTTTGCAAGCTAAAGAACTTGCAGTAATTTTATCTGTTTCTAAATCCAAAGCAGGACAAATAATAAGAGAACTGAATAAAGAGCTTGAAGACGAAGGTTACATTGCGATTCGAGGCAGAATACCCGTCCAATTAGCTAGGAAAAAATTCCCTTATCACGACTTATCAGACCAGAGAATAATAGAGGAGTTGAAAAAAGTAAATGAGTAAAACTTATAAAAGCTACCTAGTAGCAGTATTATGCTTCACAGTCTTAGCGATTGTACTTATGCCATTGCTGTACTTCACTACAGCATGGTCAATTGCGGGATTCGCAAGTATCGCAACATTCATGTACTACAAAGAATGCTTTTTCAAAGAATAAAAAAACTGCTACTTGTTGGAGCAAGTAACAGTATCAAACACTTAAGAAAAAATTCATGTTCAATATAAAACGAAAAACGGAGGAAGTCAAGATGTATTACGAAATAGACGAAATCATACGCAAAAATATTCATGTTAACGGATTCGATTTTAAGCTATTCATTTTAAAAGGTCATATGGGCATATCAATACAAGTTAAAGATATGAACAACGTACCAATTAAACATGCTTATGTCGTAGATGAGAATGACTTAGATATGGCATCAGACTTATTCAACCAAGCAATAGATGAATGGATTGAAGAGAACACAGACGAACAGGACAGACTAATTAACTTAGTCATGAAATGGTAG